GGTTCAAGTCCAGCAGGGGTCTCTAAATAGGCTTGCATCTTAGAAAGGGAGGTCTCCAAGTCCGTTGTTGTCATCTTTAGGTTTGTAGGTGTCCACAATAGTATTCCAGCCTTTGCCATCTTTTCTTTCTGTAATTGCTAACTTTAATTGCTTTTGATCTTTGTAGTCAGTCATTACCTCAGGGTTGGCTTTTAGCCACTCAAATAACTCCTTTGGGTTAATAATAAGTTGACCTTTTACGAAAGAAGGGGCATTTTCTTTAGGTGCAAATACCCTAACACCTTGTGGGAATTTTGTCATTTTACTTTAAATTTACTGTGATTGATGTGGTTGAACTCTTTGCAGGTGGGTATAAGGTAACTACCTCATCCTCAAATAATGTCTCTACTCCTGATGTAGGAATAGCTTTTAAATACTTTTCCCTGGCTTTAATCTCATCCTCTAAAACTGTTAGCTGAGCTTTTAGTTTATTATAGACAGGATCATTACAAACTGAATAATCATACTTAACACCCATTTCCTTTACTTCAAACCTTGCATTGAAATGCTCAAAAGTTTTACCATACTTTGCAGCTTCATCTAGTGTCATTGATTTATAATCTGCATCACCTGTGATATTTTTAATAATATCCTCCATACACTTAACTTGGTAATGTACCTTTAAAGGATCTGATAATCCATCTTTTATCCCTTTTATGACACTTTGAGCAAAATCTTGCCTTTCGGCTTTTGTGGTCTCAAATAGACTCAAATCGGTGGTGGTGATTAGGTTCATTTTACTGTCTTTTTGATGTGTTTAGAAATGTCTTTTTGTGATGGGTTAATTATTTGGTCAAGAGGTTTCTGAACTGACTCTAATCTATACTGAATTGCTTGATACCTTTTGTAGTCAGTACAAGTCTCAATAGTAGTAAGGGCAACCTCTTTGTCTGCATCATCTAATGTAGAAGTAAACACTAAGTCTCTTAATATCTTTCTTTCATCCTCTGTTGGACCATCAGGCTCTTTACTAAAGTCCATTTCCTCTGCTGGGGTAGCGGCAAACCCTGCTGCTTTCATTAGCCACCCTAAAATATTCCTAAAGGCTTTACCGGTAGCTCTTGTCTGTGCCATTGAACAAATTGCATACTCATCCCACATTCTTTTGTTCCCTTCCTTGTTAGAGCAAATGGCAATTCCTTTACTTATTACTGTGCCATCTACAATCTTAATAATGTTTACTGTGGCTACATACTTAACCTCACTATCTGTACTAATATTTTCTACAGATTGAACTACAGGAATAAGTCCAAGTTGAGATCCTGCAAACTGCCAAGACTCTACTAATGGATAGTCCTTTCCTTTAATGTTAACTGTTAACCTTTGCTCTTTTACGAACCGTTGCAATTCGGCAGCAAGCTGCAATGTTTGTGCAGGCTTACTTAAATCGTACTGAATTAACTCTGACATGGTGTGTTGTTAATTAATGAATAAATGTATTTAATCCAATCGTTGAAATCTTTGGGTGGGTTGGGTGGGTAAACCGTTCGCATATATTTTAATTTAATTGTTTTTAAAAGACCCCAGCATAGAAATGCCGGGGGTATTAACCAATCATTATGAAAACCTAAAAAGTTTTAAATTCACTAGGAAAATAATCTTTATATAATTGTTTCTGTTTTTTAATTCCATACTTAATTCCTGCATGGTACATAAATAATGCAACAGCATCAGGTGAATGATAGTCCTCAAATTCGATAATTGTTTTAACACAACCATCTTCATCAACAGGACCAATTGTAATAGTAGCATCTAATTCTTCTTGTAGAGTTTTTGCTCTTTCTTCGCTGAGGAAAAGTGATAGTTTCATAATAAATAGTTTTTGTTTTAAATCGTTGACAACACAAATATACAACTTATTCACAAACAAAAAAATATTTTTTATAATTTTTTTTATACCTATATTTGCAGCATGGAAAAACTTAAACCGGGTAGGAAGCCATTACCTGCCGAACAAAAGAGACATCTAGTGGCAGCTTTTCTTACAAAACAAGAGAAGGAGCTGATTATCAGTGCTTATGGAAGTTTAAGCAATGCAGTTAGATTGGAAATCTTAGTAAAACTCATGCAAAATGGACATAGTAATAGCACTGGGGACGGGCAGCCGATGGATGGACAATGAGCTGAAATATGCTCTGAGGTCAATAGAGGCTTATTTAGAGGGGTTTGATGGAAAAGTAGTCTTAGTAGGTGAAAAGCCTAAGTGGGTCCGTAATGTACATCATATTGCTTTTGAGGATGTGCCAGGCAGAAAGAACTTTAGCATATTTCAAAAGATAGTTACAGGATCAGAGTGGATAGACTCGGATGACTTTATATTTTGGAATGATGACCACTTCCTTTTGAAGCAATTACATACTAAAGACTTTAAGTTTTGGTATGACCAAGACTGCCATTATTATGCCCATAAAGCCACAGGACTTTATAAAAAAGCCATCACCAACACTAACAACCTACCTGGCAAGAATAACTATTACACCGATATCCATACCCCTATTATCTACAACAAGCACAGATTTGCTAAGCTAATACACTTACCTTGGAAGCAAGAGTTTGTAATTAAGTCAGCTTATACAAAGATGGAAGATGGGCCTTTTGAGAGGATGGAGGACCTAAAGATTAACAGATTTTATTCTGTCAATGAATGGATAGGCAAGACATATAATAAGCTATTTTTCTCTATCGGTTCCTATGCAGTCAATAATGACTTTAAGGTTTTTATCAATCAACTTTATCCAAACAAATCACAATGGGAAAAGTAATTTGGAACATAAAACATTATCTAATCTATGGTACATTGGCTTACCTGTTATATGCCTTAGTTTGTACTATATACTTTATTAAAGACATCTATGAGAATATTTATCCAAAGCCCAAACATTAACTCTCCCCACGGTGGTATAAGAGTTATTAATGAATGGGCAAATAGGTTGCAAGATTTAGGGCATAGGGTTGTTTTATACAATCAAGCTGGTGCATTAAGATGCACTTTGCAAGAGATAAAATGTAAGATTGTAAACACTACTAACCTAATAAATAGATCAGATGTTTTAATAGTCACAAGTCCTCACGGTGCTTTTCTTTTAGATAAAGATGTGCCTAAGAAGTTTGTATTCTTACAAATGTTGGAGCATTTATTTAATCCAACCAATGCAAAGTTTTTTAATAATGCTATAGCCTTATATAAAACCCATCACCCAATTATTTCAATCAGTCAATGGAATATAAGAGTCTTACAACATCAATTTCATAGAACAAGACCTATCCATTATGTAGGTAATGGTATTAACTTAAATGATTTTCCTATTTCTTATAAACTTAAAGATTATAAAACAATCTTATTGGAATCACCTGAGCCTACTAATCACACAAAAGACACAGAAAGGCTTGCTATCCAAGTTGCAAAGATTCTAAAGGAAAGAGGTTACATTATAAAAGGTTTTGGGCTAAGAGAACCTACTGACAAAATATTTGATGAATTTGTGTTAAAGCCCGATTTAGCTACAATGAATAGACTTTATGAGGAAGCAACACTACTATTAAAAGCAACCAAATATGATGCAAGGTCAACAGCTCCTTTAGAGGCTGGAACAAAGGGAACTTTAACAATAAGAGCCATAACAGAGGGTGATGATGACCTAAATGAAACTAACTCTTTTAAAGTAGGGTATTCGGTTGATAAACTTTATGATGCTACAATGTTTGCTTTATCAAATCAAAATGAATTAAATAAGAGAGCAAATACTATTAGGTCCTATGTCCAAATACATACTTGGGATTATTGGATAAATAAAATAAATGAAATATTATGTCAAAAGTCTTAATTGTTCTTTTAGAATACTACGAGCCTGACTTTCAGGAAACAGTCAAATGTGTAGAAGCTACAGATTTGCCATTTGAAGTAGTAAGTAGAGATGGGGTAGGTAATATGTCAAGAGCCTACAATTCAATCCTTATGGACCCATTATGGAAAGCAGACTATCTGTGGTTTGTCTCTAATATAACTTTTGATCCTGAGTTACCACATAAGTTAGCTTATGAAATGGCAAAAGATGAATGGGCAGCATTACACCCAGCAATGCCATCCTCTGACCATAGATTTCAATGGCCTATAAAAGATTATCAAGGCACTAAAGAGACACCATTTGTAGAGTGGACAGCTCCAATGGTAAATGCTGAAGTATTTAGTGAAAATCCGTTGGATGAAATGTTAGCTTATTACTATATGGATTTAGACTGGTGCTATAGAGTTAAAGAAAAAGGATATAGGGTTGGAGTGCATCACGGAACGCAAATTGGTCACACTTATCTTAGAAACAGAGATGCGCATCCAATAAGAGCTATTAGAAGTCAACTAAGAAACTATTGGACACCTATCAGTCAAAGACATATGACTGAAAAATATGGGAAAGATTGGACAACTAAATTATGGCCTAAGTAATTATATGCAAAAAGTAGTGAAAACCGCTACTTTACGCAAATTATAACTTTAAACATATAAAATGACACACACAGAATTACACGGTATTTACCACGAGCTTGCCTTTTGGCAACAATTTGTAAAGACAGACCGATTCCTAAGCGGATGGGTCAAGAAAGTAAAGACACCTGAGCTTCATCAAGAGGTAGCAGACTTTATTTTAAGTGTTCCACATAACACAGTTTTAGATGTAGGCTCAGGAGTAGTCTCTATTCTTAATGGCTTAGTAGAGGTTAGGGCTGTGGACCCATTAGGAGACCTTTACAGACTTGTTTTCGATTATGAAAGACATAAGCTAGCTCCACCAATGGCCTTTCCTGCTGAGGAATTACTCTTTAAAAATGACTACGAAATAGTACATATAAGCAATGCAATTGACCACACCCAAGATCCTGTAAAGGCTTTTAGTTCGTTATATAAAGCAGTCAAACCTGGAGGCTATTTAATCATTCAAGGTTTTGAGAATGAGGCAACTTTTGAAAATTGGCAAGGTTTCCATCAGCACGATATTTATTGTGATGAAAATTCAATTAAAATTCGATATAAAGAAAATATTTATACTACCATAGATGAAAACCCTTATAAACTAATTAGAAAGCAACTAGGAGATAAAACTTGGTTTATTTATATAGTACAAAAACCTAAATAATGACAATTTGCGTAGATGTAGATGGAGTTCTTACGGATGGTAAGATATGGGTAAACCATCAAGGGGAAATAATTAAGTCATTCAATAACAAAGACTTAGGAGCCATTAAGGAACTTATTTCCATGGGATTCCAGGTGCATATTGTCACGGCCTCCTCATGGCCAGGTGCAGATCATTACCTAAGAAGGTCGGGTGCTGAGATGACAATACTTAGAAACAAAGAATTAATCCCTTTTGATTATCAGATTGCTATAGGGGATTCATCATGGGATACCCCTATGTTTCAAAAGGCTAGATATTGTTTTTGCCCATCAGACGCTAGTGAAGAAGTAAAGTCTTTAGATGGTATGCACATTCTAAAGTGCAAAGGTGGTCAAGGTGTTATGTTAGAGATGGTTAGGATACTATCTGACTGGAATAGCAAATTGTAATTTCCACGGCTGGTATTTCCACTGCCCCTTTTTAATTTCCACGGGGTATATATTTCCACGGGTGGTAAAAATTCCACTAACCCCCTAAAATATTTTTGGGAATATATTTCTACGGCCCCCCTGTGCATTTCCACGGCCCTAGTTTACATTTCCACGGCTCCCCCTGATATTTCCACGGTAGGGGTAAACACTTAGTAAATATAAGAGAATACTAATAACAGACCGCAAGCGGTCCCCTGGTTAATATGTAGCTATTTTTAGCCCATTTTAAGTCCTATTTTTTAAGGTTAATATAAATACTTCAATAAAATTTTAAGGCCTTAAATCGGCTTTAATTTTGTAGACCCAGGATAAGGAAAGCTGCAATTTAAGAGCAATAAAGCCCACAGAATGCCCAGCCTGGAGCATGGCAATAACTTTTGTTTTCATAAATAAAGGGTTAAAAAAAAGGCCCGAAGGCCTTAAATAATGATTAAATGACTTTTAATCCATTCAGGGTTGACCCCTTTTTTGTTTAATTCGCTCAAAAGAGCCTTTTTAACGGCTTTTTTTGTCACCTTTACAGGTTTTTTTGTGGTTTTCTTTTTCATGGTTTAATTGTTGGTTTGAAGTTTATAAAGCTTTGAGAAAAAAATAAAGCAATAAGCCGGAAAACTTATTTCTGAATGAATCCCGCTTAATGTCTCATATTGCTGTTTTAAATCGTTATTATGGCACTCTAAAAATTCCATAAATTCAGGGCCTACCGTTTCCAGGGCCTGTAAAAAGTTATAATTTGCTATCATGCTGCATTATTTAATGTTACAACAAATCCGGAAATATCTTTTTTTGCCTGACCTTTAGCCCGTAAGCCGATAACATACCCGCCTTTAGGGTCCAAAAATCTTGTATCCGTATCGTCTCCATCGTAAACAGGAAAACCATTCCATGAAGCAGGCAGGGCATCCCCTTTTTTAGTGTCGAATACTACAGCAACATTGAAACCCAATTTTAGGGCCTGGATGCACTCTGAATCATTGTTTTCACTTTTCGAAAAGGTTAAATGATAATTTGAGGGGATTTCTTTAGTCAAGCGATTGAATACCTTTGTGTAATCGTAAAATTGAACGTCAGGAAAGGAGGAAAATACATCATGCTGCATCCAATTGAGATCAGAAGTCCCATTTAATCGGATTGCAAGCTTCTGACCGTCTTTTTTTGCTTGCTTCTGTAGTTTTTTTATGTCCTCTTTAATTAGTTCTAAAAATTTCGGCCGATCACCGAAATAAAAAAGGGTTTTTTGTATTCTAGCTTTCTGAACATTAGAAAAAGCACCCATGCCCGCCGAATAAAGACACGAAGCTGTGCAACCTTCGGACCGCTTAGGGCATACCTCAAAGCCTGATAACTTAGCTGGAGCTAGATATAAAATGCCGGTAAGGATGCCGAACTTTTCACCTTTGACCGTCTTAAAATTTTGAGTAGATAAAAGCTTCATAAATTGATTTTTGACTATTTACAAAATTGATCCTGCAAAAGGCCGACTAAATAACAGACGGCCATAAGTACAAATAAAAGGGTTAACAACTGTTTCATTTTATTTTATTTTTTAGTTGATTTTAAATGTTTGGTTAATTGATAAAACAAATATACATACATACTAAATGCAATTCCAAATAAATATACATATTATTTTTAAATTAGGGGTTTGTTTCTATGTGAATAAGTACTTTTGCTTAATACTAAAAAAATTAGTATATTGTGCTAAGAATTAAGGCGGAGAATTACAATAATCCGCATACAAACGACAGAATACCGACAATGGCCTTCCCTCACGACGGAGTTAAATTCAAGCCCGGCAACAATGCAAACCCAAACGGGAGGCCTAAGAAGCTCCCGGACCTGGACAAGCTCATGGCTGAGGTTCTAGGACCGAATAAGGATGGGAAAGAAGGGATGGAGGTAATCATTGAGGCCTTACTAAAGAAGGCCGCTAAAGGTGACGTAAAGGCCGCTGAATTGCTTTTGAATAGGGGTTATGGAAAAGCCAAGCAATTTATATCAATGAATCATGAAGGCGGAATTAATATAGTTTTCGAGCAAGCCACAGCAAATGAAACAAATCCGAGTCAAGTTCACGAAAGTATTTCAGAGGAACAGGGAAGCCTACAATCTGAAGACCTACCGAGTTATAGCGAACCAGGGTTCGACCCGATCGGGTAAAACCTATTCGATAGCTCAGTTATTAGCTCTTTACATACCGCATAAGGAAAAAGTAAGTATCTCAATCGTCAGTCCATCCTTACCTCACTTAAAGAGAGGAGCAAGGCGGGATGTATTGGAAATACTGGAAAAAGCCGAACTATATTCGGATGACGCCTTTAACAAAACTGACAATATCTATAATTTTCCAAACGGAAGTTATATCGAGTTTTTCGGGGCTGAGGATAGTGGAAAGGTAAGGGGACCAGGCAGGGATATTCTATATATCAATGAGGCAAACCTACTGAGTCAGTCGATCTATCAGCAATTGGCATTTAGGACGAGAAAAACGATATTCCTGGACTTTAACCCCGTTGACGAATCGAGTTGGGTATATGACGTGGCGGATAAGGATGGAAATCTGTTAATCCACTCTACTTACAAGGATAACCCATTCCTACCGAAGGAGCAAGTAAACGAGATTGAAAGCCTGAAGGAAGCGGACGCGAATCTTTGGAAGGTTTACGGGTTAGGCGAAAGGGGAACGAGTCAGGAAATAATCTACACACATTGGAAGCAAGGCGAATTTCCTGAAGGTTGTGAGGTTGTGTACGGACTAGACTTCGGATATTCGGTCCCGACGGCAATGGTCAAGGTTGGCTTCAAAGACGGCAAGACTTATGTCGAGGAAATGATATACCAGACAAAACTAACCACTAGCGATCTAGCGGAACGATTAAAGGACTTAGGGATAAGCAACTACGTTGAAATTTTTTGCGATAATGCTGAACCCAAGACAATAGAGGAGTTAACGAGGGCCGGCTTTAATGCAAAGCCCGCTTCTAAAGACGTATACGCTGGAATACAAAAGGTTAAGAGTCAACCACTTATCATTAGTCCTTCGAGTGTTAACCTGATTAAAGAGATTAGGTCATACAGATGGAAGGTTGATAAGGATGGTAAGATTCATCAGAACGAGGAGCCGGTAAAAATGTGGGATCACTTGTGTGACGCTATGCGGTACGCTATTTATACAAAATTAAATAAGCCGAGATTCGAGGTCTTGGCGTGGTAATATGGGTAAAATACAAGATGCGTGGAATGTGTTAAGAGGTAAGGCTTTACCCTTAATGAATGTGGGGCAGCCTTTTGCTTCATATACAATGATGGGGGGAACCTATGTTGGTATTGCTGACAATAGAAAAAATTACATTATTGACGGATATCAGGTTAATGATATCATTTACACAGCTGTTACCTTAATTACGGATAAGGTTAGGCTCCCTGAGTGGCAAGCCTATAAGATAGTGGATGAGGAGGCCTTCAAGTCTTATGAAGGTTTAATGAGAAAGAAAGACTTAAGCACTCAGGACTATAAAAAAGCAATTGGATATAAGAAAAAAGCCCTTGAGCCTGTTTATGTTGACAGACTCAGTGAGCTTTTAAGATATCCTAACGAATACGAGACTTTCCAGGACCTTGTTAGTAACTCAACAGGCTGGAAGCTAATCACGGGAGGTAGGACTGTTTGGGCTGAGATGTTACAATTAGGAGCTAATCAGGGCAAGCCTTTTCAGTTGCACAATTTACCGTATCAGGAAATTAGCATTATTGCTAGTACTAACAGGTTTCCAATTATCGAGGAGGCTTATGTAATGACTAACCTTTCGGACGCTTATTTCCCTAAGGCTCAGGTATTGCATGATAAGTATCAGAATTACGACTGGGATGTTAACGGAGCGCATTTATACGGCATGAGTCCATTGAAAGCCGCTCTTAGAAGGTTAAGTCGGTCAAACTCAGCCATCAAGGCTTCGGCCGCAATGCTTGAGAATCAAGGTGTCAAGGGTGTTCTTTATGTTGACGATCCTAGAATCTTAAACGGAGGTGCTGATATTCAAGATACTAGAAAGCAAGTAGAAGCTGTTAAGAGTAAACTTGTAGGCAAAGGTGAGTGGGTAGGTTCTGATAACTGGGGCCGTATTGGAGTGAGTGGGTACAAAATGGGATGGCAAGAAGTTGGACTTAGTCCTGTTGACCTTTCTATTATAGTTTGAAGCGATTTGCAGCCGTTTATGGCGTACCTAGTCAATTGATGGGTGATGCTGAGACTTCAACCTATAATAACGTCAGAGAGGCTGAAAAGGCCCTTACAGCACGTTGTGCGATTCCTGCCCTTGTTGCCTTTAGAAACCACTTTAACCGTAAGCTACAAACAGACTGGGGATATAAAGGACAGAATGTATATGTGGACTTCGATCATACAGTCTTTACTGAACTTGCTGAGGATGTAGCTGAGAAGAGTGCCTGGATTAAGGACCTTAAAACTTTAAGCCCTAACGAACAAAGAATGCACTTAGGACTTGAGAGAATTGATAATCCTTTATTTGATGAGCCTTGGATTACTACTCAGGACGGTATGCCTTTAAGTGAGTATGATGTAGAAGATGAAGTAGAAGAGGTTGAAGATCCTGAGGAGATAGAAGAGGAAATGGATGACGAAGTAGATGATTGAGATGATAATTAAACAGACTTATCCAATAACAAAAAAGGAAAGGTGCGGTGCAATATATAAAGCAAAAATGGAAGCCAAAAGACAGGCTTTAAGAGATAGGTTAAATGACCAACAACGAAAGGATAGAATGGGCAAAGAATTTCCACCGAGTGAACAGGAAGTTCGGTATTCAGTTTTATCCTAAGGTTAAAGAGTCATTAGATAAGGTTGTTAGTTCTTTGATAGGTACTATAAAG